CGCCCCGGTGCCAGCGAGAGTCATGGCAGCCATTAATCCGGGGATCGTGAGCAAGCTCCCGCCCCCAGTGAACGGCGAGGCGATGAGAGCGGCGGCGATGCCAAGCCCTGCGCCGATAGTTCCCCACGATAGCCCTTCATCGGTTTTGGACTCCTTACTTGCTTGCAGCGCGGTCGCGCCGATGGCAAGTGCGCCAAAGCCTGCACCAAACTTGCTGCCGGGACCAAACCTGCTGCCCCGACCGCCGGGGCTTTGTGGTGGCGGTGTTGACGAGATCGTCGGGGGTGCGCCAGATGGTCCGCCGCGGCCAATGGAAAGGCTGCTCGCGGGCATCATCTGCCCACCGCGTCCTGCGCGGGCTGCGTTGTTGGCTCGCACGGCAGCAGTATTTGCCGACAAGCTCGCCGTATTAGTCGATAAAGCCGCAGTTTCTCCTGTCAGCGCTGTACTTGCCTGTGCCAGCGCAGACACCAAAGCTTTTGCGGTTATCTTTGCGAGCATCCCTACTGCCATCGAGAGCAGCTTCGCGACTACCAAGCCGCCGAGCAACGCCTTTTGCCATGAAGGAAACTTACCAAGAAACTTGTTTATGCCGCCAAGGAAGCTCGCCAATGCATCAATCGCTGGTCCTAGTGCGATGGCAAATTGCATTTGAAGTTTATTAAGCTGGTCTTGCACGGTTGCGTAATTTTTGGCTTGATCCGCAGCTTCTTTTGCCTTGTCTCGATTCTTGGTTAGCCAACCGTCGATATTTTCCCTTGTTACTCCCTCTTCTTTCATTACTGTTATTTGCTTCATGAGAGCATCGGTTGACATTCCCATCGCTGTAGCCAACTCAGTAACACGCGCAACGGACTTGCCGCTGCCATCGGTTAATTCGTTAATTTGTCCCGCGATGCTTTTTAACACCTTGTTATAAACTGCGGCTGGTCCCTTATTATAATAAAGTTTATTTAACTCTACAGCACTGACTGCTGTTTCTCTCAACGCAAGATTTAATTTAGTTGCTGTTTGAACACCGTCACCCAAAAATTTAAACTTTTGGGCGAAAGAACCGATATCCTTGGTGGACACCTTGGCTGCAAGAGATATTTGTTTCATATCTAGAGCGATTTTGCCTGCCTGTTTACCAAACGCGGCAAACTGCTTGGTCAGATCGGCTACATCAGACAACATTTCATCTGAAGAAACATGAAAATTGCGAGCCATATTAACCGCTTCGCGTGTTACCTCTTTTATGGCTGGAACATTTTCGGCTCCCATTGTCGCTCCGAGGGCTGTAAATACTTTGGCTGTATTTTGGGTCGATGCGCCGAGCAACTTCATCTCTTCCATAAAAAGACCGACGCCTTTGTGTGTTTTGACGACGTTTCCAAATAACCCCTTGGACTCCCTCTGGAGAAGTGCTAGATTCTGCGCCAAAGAGGCTCCAGTGGCTGTCGCCAATTCCGAGGCGTTCGCCATTTCATGCAACACATCCAATTGGTCTCGGTCGGCAATAAGCCCCAAATCCCTGCCCAGTGCTTTAAACGATTCTTCTCCTTGACCGGCGGCAACGACGGTGGCTTCGACAAACTTATTGAGTGTTGCCTGTGCCATATCAATTGCAAACATTGCGCCGCCTTTGCCCATAATGCTTTGTTTAATACTGGCAAGCCCCTTATCAAACACGTCACCGGAGGAAGCGCTATCAGCAAGGGCTACACTTAACTTTTTAAGTGCGCCGTCATATTGTCCAACACCGAGCGTGGTTTGTAAAAAAGTGCGACCGGTGCTGCCCAATTGATCCTCAAAAGCCGCCTGAGACTTGGTCGCCCTTTGTGTCTGGAGTTGACTCGCCAAGCCCGTCTTGATTGAGTCCTTGTTTACTGTATCGAGATCCTTAAGAGCATCGGACAGACCAGTGACGGTGTTCAACTGTGACTTTAAGTCCTTTACAAGTTCCTCAAGCCCAGCTTCTTGCGCCTTCTCAATAGAAATTGATAACGCCAAAGCTTGCCTATAATCATTAATGGCAATAGTTTGTTTGTTCTCCTGTTCAAGGAGTTGCGTTCTAATATCCGTCTGTCTTTCTAGGGCTGCATTAACTGCCTCTAGGCTTTTGCTCAATTCATCATCTGCTCGTTTCTCGACCAAACGCTGTTGCGCCATTTTTTGAGCAAGATCGAGGGCGCGTTCTTTGACCTCGTTGTCTTCTTTGGGAGTGGTGGGTGCCGCCGCTGCGGCAGCAGGAGTGGGAGCAGCAGGATCAGCCCCAGCGCTTGCGCCCACAGCGTTGCCCAACTGGTCAACCGTCCTGATAAGAGCGTTCACCGCTGCGAGCAGCCCTTTTTGGGCACCTTGTTTTTTGCGTCTAGCTGCCATTATATTATCTCAGTTTTACGATACGGGCCATGTCAACCCCGTAGAATTTTCAAACCCGCGAACTGCATTATTTAAAAAAGTTTGGCTTCTGTAGGTGGATGGCTGATCTAGCCCAAATTTTTTCACCGCATCCATATGACGACGTTCGGCTTTGAGCGCTCTGGTAAAAGAAGACACGTCTTGCCGTGAGCCTTTAATGTTGACAGGGACGCCAAAGTTATCACCCATCCCCATCATTCCTAAAAGAGTTTTAACGACGCCTCCAAGGGCGGCCGTTTGGGAAAATAAAAACTCATTTAATTGTTCTTCGTTTAAATTTTCTTTTTGTTTTTTGACCTCATTGAAGTCAAAGTTTATCTGTTTCATTGTTTTGGTCTCCTCTTCCAATAAATAGTTATTATAAACAAAAAACCGGGATTTCTCCCGGCTTCTATCTCTTACTACTTTTACTATACGCTTTCTTTTCTTCTTCTTTGAGTTTTACTAGCTCGCCATAAAACCAATTCCGCAATTTTACAGGTAAATTATATACTTCAAAAAAGCTCCAATTACCAAATTGTTTCATTTGAAAGAACTGTGTGTATACGTTCTTAAAATAATCGTCATCAAGGCCAAAAAAATTTGACCGTGATGGGCACCTCCATTTCCTGCTCCTCGCCGCAGAATTGGCATGAAAAATCAAAACGCATATCTAAATCGGGCATCAATTCCTGATAGGTTTTTCTCAAATGACGAGAATCAAATGCTGGCATCGACCCCACAAAATTACCGATTGTGACACCGGACTCATCGCCATTTACGGAAACAACAAATTGTTTATATTGAAGAGTAAGAGAGTTCTCGATTCCCATTTTCTTGGACTTCTTGGCATATTCAGCAATGGTTTTTTCATCATGCGAGTTCATAAACCTCACTTCGACTTTGGCTTTGGTCTTCGGCAATGTAATAAGTGGATAGCCGCGTTCACTTACATCTACAGGTGTTTTGTTCTCTTTGGGCACAAAATCTGAAAGGGGGATCTCAATTTCATTTTGTTCCATGCAGTAGGGACAAGCAATGCTTATTCCGTAATCATCACCATAGGCATCCGAACGAGCCGCAACCAAAATGGCGTTCTTATCGCCCAACAGAATAGACTCAAAGGGAATTGTTTTATCCACAATGATATTTTTTAAAAGACGATCCACCACAAGCCCGCGCTGGATAAGAGATTGAGAATTTAATATCTCCTCCTCTTTGGTGGTCATATGTTTAATTTCAATAACTTCTTTATTGTGGAGGGGGTGATCCTCTGGATAATATTTCCCCTCCGAAGGCAGCACCACGAATGTCGTAGGAATATTAATAGTGAGCTTTTGCTCAACATCTTCTTTCGGAACTAATGGCGTGGGTGCGGATGCCTTGATTCTTTGGGCATTTCGCGACATTTAAACCTCTTTAAGATTATGAACCAATCTTAGCATAATCATATGCTATATCGACAGTAATGTTAAGCAATTCTTCAGAAGAGTAATTAAATTCGCCCCAGTTGATGCTGGTGATGATGGGATTAAACAAGGTCCACGTTTCTTTGGTGTCGCCTTCTGAATTAAGAGCTTCAATGGTTATGGCTCCAAAAAAATCCGCAAATTTTTGTTTTGTAAAAGATTTCATAAACTTCTTTGATTCGGGCTTGCCATCGGGCGGTTGATACCCGCATTCTTTTAGCCACCCATAAAGAACCTGTGAAGCATCTGGCGTTAGCGGATCGCTTAAAGTCACAGAAATATTATTCCACTTGGCTCGACCGGGATATTTAAAAGTGTAATTTAAATAAGGATGTTCAATAGTGCTAATTTCCATCGCCGGTCGCGTGACACTATTACAGACCCAAGATGGCAATTCACCCGAGCCGTCGCCAGTTTTTGTACCAAAGCTAAAGATAAACCTATGTTGTCTTTTTGGTTGTGAGTCTTTGCTTGCCCAGAATGTCATAGTTTAAGTTCTCCTTAGTCTTCAAATGATGCGCCAGTATTCGTGATGAAGAAGTCTACCGCAATAAACTCAATTGCACGGGTTGGCTTAATAAATAGTTTGGCATACAAGATATTTTGGTCAATCAAATCAGGTGTCGTTGTCGTTTCATCAAGAACCAATTTGTATTCTTGGATACCAAACCGCTGCTGAACATCGGTCAACATTGGTATTGCAGCCGCTTTAAACTTGTTCCACGTTGCTGGAACATTCGGCTCAAAGAGCAAGTTGGCTGCAATTTGGGAAATCTGGCGCTTGACATAGATTAACATTCGGCGAACATTAATTCTGTCTAGAGCAGATCTCGTCACTTGGAGCGTCTTCTGACCAAAAATCACCACCCCTTCGTTTGGAAACGAGGCGATCGGATTAATATTATTTTCGTAAAGATCATCTCTGTTGTCCGATGTCAATTTCTGTGTCGCATTCAGTACGGGAATACCAGCAACACCAGTGCTTAACCCACCTCGGTTAAATCCTGCTGGAGCAAACCACGGTCCTTGCTGGGCATCTGTATAGGACATCACTCCTAGTGCGACCACAGAGGGTGGCAGATAAACTACCTTGTTTGTTTCGTCATCAAGACACTGCACCCACGGGTAGTAAGCACACCCAAAGCTACTATTAAGCTGTCGATCTCTCAAGCTTCCCACCGCATTATCCACATCACCGGTCACAGCAGTAGAAGTAACAGTTTGCTGATCAGTCCTATCGGGGGGAGGCAGGAAATCATTTTCAAGATCCATCACGCAAAGAGCGTCTCCCCGGTTTTCACAATGATCCAACAACCTCTTGGTAAGACCGGGATTATTGAGTGCTGGGACTGAGGCAATGTTGAATGAGATATTTTCAGGATCTTTACAAAGATCAATTGCCGTTTTGACAGTGTAATACTCATACGAATTGTCTTCGGTCTTGCCGTTCATGAGCGCATTTCTAAATGGCTCTTTTTCCGTAATCTCAAGCCCGTCAGAGCCGCCTGCAAACACAGTCGTAAATTTTCCTAATCCTAAATCAAGAAGCTTTTTATAACCTGTAGCCTCCTTGGATGTGACCGAGGTTCCAGCAGTTCGATAAGTTGTGGCATACGCCGCATTGATAACCCGTGCGCCGCTATAGCTCGCCGAAATATTATCCAACGAAAAACTCCACTCAAATGCCGTTAAATCAGTTGTTGCGGCAATATTGGAAATGCTGGACGGCATCACCTTCACCAAGTCTGGTAAGCCTTTGCCGTAAATGGAGTTGCTTGTGGTTCTACCAGTATAAGCGCCCCAATAGGCATTCTTGGGATTAATAGTGCCAGCGCCCGTGGCATTTGTTCTAACGTCCACCGTGGGGTAGTTGAATTGCAAGCTGTTGAGGCCACTGCCAGACAGAAAGATTTGCGGGCGCAAAGCTTCATCGGGGTTGCCGTCCGAAGCACTAAACGCATTCTTTACGCCGCCACTTGAGCGGAAGCCGCGAGCCATTGGGCCGGCATCGGTTGCCAATGCTGTGCCACCGTTGCCACCGGCTAATTTACCATCGGTAAGTTGGTCTTCATCGACAAGAACTGTACCAACTGTGTCTGTAAGTGCGATACTATTTCCGTTGGTGCCCTCCTTGTCAGCGGTTAGACTAGCAAATGAGTCCTCACTCGTTACGCCAACAGTTGCTGTGAGTCCTTTAATACCAACTGTAGCGCCATTTGTGATACCGGAACCAAATTTAACTTTGGCGGTGTCATCAGTGCCATTAATTGCAAGTTTTAAATTTGCGATTTTAGTGGCATCGGTGCCAGAGTACAGCCAATGAATCTGATTTGCAGATGGGGTACTTCCTAGCGAAGTTTTTGCGATAACTGTAGCAGTGACCCCTAATCCACCCGCATTTTCAGGAACAAGAACGGTAAATGTATCGTTGTTGTATACCGTCCCGCCCGTGATTTTAAGCGCATCTACTGCGCTGGCGGCGATGGCAGGCGTACCGGCGGTGGTAAACGAATTCGAAGAACTGACATATGTTGCGGCTTTGTAGCCCACCGGACCCAACACACCAAACGGTAAAAGCTCCGACTCTGCGGTGCCATTTTCTACCTTTTTATCATACTGAACATAGACGTACTTTGACTTATTATCGTATTCTCCGATTTCAATATTTCGATTGTTGGTGGTATCATAAGAGATATATTTAGTACCAATCTTGCGCCCAATAAAGTTTGTATCAGTGGGATCTAAGGTCAAACCGGAAAAGCGCTCGACTACTTCAATAACCTGATCTGTATCGTTAGACCGGCGCAGGACAACATCAAAATTGCCATAAGAGCCTGAAATACTTCCATAACGAAGATTGGTAATGCTCACCTTAAGATTGTTTTGTGTCCACTCTCCTGCATCTCGCGCAACCAACTTAAACAATCGTTGCATATTTGCAGGAACATACGAACTCGTATCCGCATTTAAATCCTGTCCAATAAACCAGTTTGTTTGACCCTTGGTCGAGGCTTGACGAAAATCATTCCCATTTTCAGCACCCGAACCCGACGCCTGCATTTTCATCATAATGCCAAATGTAGTAGAAGTGTTAGGAATCAAATCTGTATCCGAGAGTCTATTTTCGAAAGTCTGCCCTAAAAATAACTTATCCAAAACATTTGTATCGCTAATCAACGAACTATTGCACATAGTCGGATCAGTATTAAACACTTTGCGAATAAAATCTTTGCTGCTTGAATCAAAATCAAAGGTATATGATCCCGTAGTACCGCTATCAGATCTTCGCACCCTATCATTATATGCAATCACCTTCCATTTTGCAGACGTAGGAGATCCATCGATAATAGGCTCCACGGGAACAGCATTGGCTCCCGTAACGGCACTTGACGTACCATAAAGAGTGCCAGACAGTGCAAGAGTCGTATCGGAATTAGTAGAATAAATTATCGCTGCCAAACAACCCGTGGTGTAAGTGTTGGATGAAGAGGCAAAAAGCCACAAGCCATAAGCATCACCGGCTACTGACCAACCCGCTTCACCCTTGTCGGTAGTGTAATTGGGACTTTGCTTGCCGAGTAACCGAATAAAAGTTAATTTATCGGAATTCTTTAACCATGCCTTCGCTGCATACGATCCATAAGTTGTTCCTGCTTTATTGCCATCTCTCCAAACATCGTCTACGCTTTCCTGTGAAAAGGGACGCCCAAAGGTGTTAACAAACTCGGAAAATGAATTAACGGCAATGGGTCTCATCGCTGGACCACGGGACGAACGCCCAATGATTACGGGACCAACCGGTTCCGGCGATTCGGGAATCTGCGATTGATCTATTTCTTTTAGGAAGACACCGGGGGATACAAATTTAAATTTTCTTTCTGACATGTGACAAGCTCTCCCACATTTTGTTCCTAATAAATAGTCTTACAAATATTCAAAATCTTTATGGCTCAAAAATTGTTTTTTCCTTACCAAAACGCACTTTTACTTGATTTTCCCTAATTGCAACCGTCTGTTGGGCTTGATTTTCCCCGTCTCCAATTAAAGAACCTTCCATACGAATACCAATTTCGGTCTCAAAACGTCTCTCAGACGTTTCAAGGGTCGCCAAATTATTATTAAAAGTAAAGCTCTGATCTATAAACGCTTCAAAGCCATTATCGGCTTCCGCTAAGAAAAATGAATGTACATTTCCATAACGATTCATAAAGGGAGTTAATAGAGTATTCATTTGTTGTTGATATTCCGCTCTTAACCTAATTTTATAATTTACTTTAACCCATGTAGGGGTTGGTATGCTTACAAATTCATAAACAATTTCCTTATTTTTAAAACGATTGGTGTTTTTGGTTCCTTGGCTTCTTTTGGCTTCCGCATTGGCAAAATTTCTTGTTTTAAGAGGTTGAATCTGGCGCGATACTGTAAACACATTCTTGCGACGATCTTTGGAATAATATAATGATGACCCGAACGGTCCTTTGCCAGCTTCTTTTATAACTGTGACTCTTTCCAAAGTAATAACCGGCAATATCATTGTTTCTCCGCTATCTCTGGAGGTTGCGCTATGTTTAAGCTGGTATGCTCGTTCGGTGCCCGCCCAAATTATAGGAACTTTTTTGAATCCCTCGTTTGTTGTTACAAACAAATCTAGTTTTTGATCAAGCCAATTGAACATAGCAGTATCAAAAGTTTCTAAAGTGCAAGGCTGTACATGTTTTTCAACTGGCATTAAAAACCCCCTCTCTTGCCTTGATGCACTCGGCAAGTATTTCGTACTTTTGTCCTGCTTGTCCAAATAATCTTTTCGAACCGGCTAGTTTAACAATTTCGTAATAATCCCCGTCATAATAGACAAAGTCGCCAGCCCTCACATAAAGATTTTGATCTTCGGTTAATCTTTTACGATGAAAAAATATATTAATTCTTTGACGTTTATCATATCCCATTGAATCATTTGTAATATCGCTGGGCTGTGTTTCTACTCTCGCATATACGCGCACAGGAGGTAAAAAGGTCTTTTTTATGGCTTCTCCATAAATCGGATGAAAATCAGTATGCTCCAAGCTGATGGGGTAGTAGGCTATTACTTGCCCGATAACATTTTCAATAAGCTCAGTGTTAACCTGTCTTACTAATTTTCTTTCCTTGTCTCCGACAAAGAGCGGAGGAGGGGGTGCCGCTGGTCTGGAAAATTTAGCCATTGATTTTACCCCACATAGATTGGACTAGGAACTTGCTGAAAAAGTTTACTGGTGGAATCAACAATGCTGGCGTCTCCCTCCGCAAGTGCCGAATAGGTAACTTCATCAAAAAATGTTTTAAGTTCATCGCGAAGCGCTGCCTGCTCCTCTCTGGCTTGAGAAATTAAATCAGACCCATTGAGGGTAACCGAATCATTAGGAATGGGTATGGTGGCAAATTTACTCCTTACTTGCCCTAAAATTTCCTTACACAAGGCCAACGCAAAACGTCGAATCCATTGCTTGCCAATAGAGTTAATATTGTCATAAGGAATATTGGCAAAAGGTAACGTGTTGGCGTTGTTAACACCTTTTACTCCACGCTTGCGTGAATCATCCACCGTATTCGCATCCACATCAATGGTAAATGTAAACCAAACTATATCATCATCTTGTCGAATGGACGTGCCGGGAGGAGGGAAAATTTTAAGATAATTATCTTGAAGCTCATAAGAATACTGCGAATATCTTGTTTTAATATTATCCTCGTAGTTCATCGCCTGTAATTTATTTTGCCACACCGGAACGATTTCAAAGGTTGAATCGTCAGCCCACTGCCCATAGGTTGATAAATTGCCGACTGCCTGCATCCCCCCATAAAACCCAAAAAATCGCCACATAGCCGAAGGACTTTCATACCAAACTTTTCTAATCAACACCTTTTGATTATTAACTTTGTCATAAAAAACAGAAGAAGCAATAGATGAGCTTGCTTGCACAATGGCTTGTAGATCATACAATTGGTTTTTAGATTGCAACCGGAATGATGCTGAATATTCTCTTAAAAAGCCACCCAATCCTGCCTCGGTGGAAATTCCCTCTGCCACACGTCGCGCATATGCAAAGCCAAAATTGGGAAAATCTCTTGATGCGTCACTCGCACCGGCTGAGATCTCTCCATCCTCATCGAAAGAAGCTGTCGAAGCACCAAGCATATCTGATAAAACATTTTTTGCTTGATGTGAATTTACAATATATGAATATTCTAAAACCGCCTCTTGGTAGGCTGCATAAACATTGTCTGCTTTAATTTCTATATCTAAAACATCGCCGCCTAATTTTTTGTATACATACGCAACCTGATCGGACGCCCCACTAATAAACGCAGCATTGCTGCTATAAACTGTAAAGGGGAGGGCAGCGGCAACATTGGCAGTGCTACCCGTAGAGGTTAAAACGGACGTGCTGACCGTGGAAGATGGTGAAAGCTGTGGAACTGGCATTAATTGACCCTCTCATTAAATAGTTTTCCCCAAAAGAAAACCCCCGCTCCGAAGAGCGGGGGTTGGAATATAATTCCTAGTTAGCTAACCTAACTACCAGACTGACCCAACAGGCCCTGTACGATAACCAGACCATACATGTCCGGTCGAACCATCTTCTTGGCATATCGAGTCATGACTCCCTTACGGGGCACGAAATCTTCTGTACCAAAAATGGTCGGCGTAACCTGCAACGGAACATACGGAGCATAAACATAGCCGCTCTCCAAGAAGCTGTTACCCTTACGCCCAACGAGAATAACATCCCGCAGGAAATAAGGATCGACATAAACGTCCCACTTCTTCGAAACCGATCCGACATTTACAGCACCCGCTGTACCCTTGTTGCCATCAGGAGTAACGCTAGCGCGGAATCCCGCCGTCATCTCCAAAATACTAGCCACTTCGGGTCCACAAACAATAAAGTTTGCGCCACCACGAACAGTCTTGCGATGGATTTGAGCCGAAACATCATTGATCGTCTCAATAAGTGTCTCGTACCATTCGCTAACCGTACCAGTGAAATCAGGTGCCGCAGCAGATGCGCCAATCTCCGCACCAGTATCCCTTCTAACAAAGTATCCCGGTGAACGGTTCCAGTAATAAATAGCGCCCTTGGCACCCTGAACCAAATCCTCAAGAATCTCTTGATCAAGCTCTAAAGCAATCTGCTCTGAGAGAATGCTCGTAAGCTCGACCTCGGCATCAAGGTTGTGGTAAGCGTTGAGATCCTGTCCCAACTCTGGTGACCACTTAGCCTTGAGCTTCTTGGTAACCGCCGTGACAGCAACGCTGTCTACCTTGATGTTAATCTCGGGAATATCAACGTTGTTTTCAAGACCCCAGCCGGGTGTGTCGGTAGATCCGACGATAGCACCAATAGAGTTTGCTGCGGCCGAAAACTTATCAATAGTTGGACACACCATCGTTGTCATATTGCCAAGCGAGTTGGACAACTGGACAGTTGTCTCGGAGCCAGTAGCCACACTAACAAGCACAACCACCGATGTATCTTGCTCGTAAATACGAGTCAAGCGGCGTTGCAAGAGGCCATTTGCCCCGGTATCACTCGTTGTGCTACCAGTACAAGCAATTAAGTTGTCCATATTCACGCCTGCTGCTGTGAACGTTGCGGCCGGAACAGTACCAATCGCAACGGCTGATCCAGAAGCAATATCAGGATCATAACGAAGATACCTATCAAACCCAGCAGCGGTGCCAATGCCAGGGCCCCACGATGTACCAACGCCGCCACCATAATTGCCAGAGGCTACGCTGGTTACAGCGACGGTAACATCGCTACTACCCGTCGCAGACGCATAACCATTGTTCAAGTTATACGGACCCTTCGAAGCATTGCCGGTAGAACCACTGATATTAAGACCACCAGTAATTTGGGAACCAACCTTATTGCCGCCATAAAGCGACTCACCCTTCAAGTAACCAAGTCGGGCGGATTCGGTCGTGAAGTCCAAGAAGAAGATGAGACCACTGGGTAGGCTCATCGGCTGGACGGAAACCAGTTCGTTGGCGATCAATTCACCAAAAACTCGTCGGACGATCGGAAAAGCGACGGCTGAAAAGCCCTCAACGTTTCCGGCTTCCATGGTTGAAGCTTCTCGTAAAAGCTCCTTGGCTTGATTCTCTAAGAGCCGAGCCATATTGTTTCTTGTGACATCATTGTCAAGACCTTCAAGAAGACCTGTTTGTTCCCACTTGTTAAGCAGGGCAGCACCCTCTGTGCGGAGATCTCGACCAACAATGCCTTCAGTTAATTTCTTAAGTGCAGACATAGTTATTTTCCTCCTTTGTTAATACCTGCGAGTTTCTTCCAGTGATCAAACATTGGAGAAACTTCATTTTTTTCTTCCTTACGGGAAGAGAAAACGAGGGAACGGTTTTTGTTTACTGTCTCAAGCAGTGATTCTGGCTTGCTTTTATTAGTGCTGCCCACTGTGTCTTTTAAAGCCTCATAAACGAGCTTTGTTTCCTCAACGCTTTTAGCGCTATTCACGGACTCGACAATTTTAGATTTTTGACGAGTATTCAATTTTGTACTCTGAAGTGCCTTACTGGTGTAAAACAACTTCGCATTCTGTAAATTAGTCTTAGCCATTTTTTGTTTCATTTCAATTAAAACTTTTGTGGCAGCCGCTAATTTTCTTTCGTTCTGTTTGTTGGTCTCGACAAGCTTTTGATTGGTTTTCTTGTATTTCACAAACTTAGCTTGGAGTCCCTTGTGTTCCTTTTGAAGTTCGGCAATCGCCCAGCGGGTTTTATCTATTTCAATTGCCGCCCCTAACTGACCGGGAGTAGGAGGGGTCCACCCATTGGGCACCGCTTCCACATCAAATTGAATATCCTCCAACAAGGCCTCGATGTCGTTTTCATGTAGCGCATCCAACTCCTCCATCAGTGCCTCTTCTTCTTCGAACTCTGGTTGCATTTCTTCAGGGGGAACAGACGCTTCATAATCAGCCATTAATTCATCAAAATTAATTTCAACCTCTTCGTCATCATCTGGGCATGGGCAAAGCTTTTCACCACCGATAGCGGCGTCGGGAACCTGTGCTGTAAAATCAGCGGCAGCAGGTTCGGCATCTGCCCCAAGGTCTGCCCCAAGGTCTGCCCCAAGGTCTGCGGCGACATCTATTTCGTCTTCGACCGCTTCGTCCTCTTCGGCCTCTCCTTCATCAAGAATATCTTCCAAGGCTTCTTTAAGTTCGACTGAATATTTTTCAATAATCATTTGTTCTGCATTCTTTTGCGCGGCTTCCTTAAGCTCTTTCGCATCGGCAATCGCCTTTTCGAAGAGTGTTGACATTATAATAGCTCCCGTATGACACTAAACATCGTAATAAATAGTATACTGCAAGATAAAAAGAATTAGGGGTTGTTGCGCTCTTGTATTTTACGAGCTATTTTTTTTCTACGGAGTTTTTTAAGGCGTCTTTTGGTAGAATTCTTAACAAATCTGGAGCGTTCTCGGACCTCTTCAATAATCCCCTCTTTTTTCACTTTTCTTGAAAATCTTTTGATTAATTTTTCGGGGGATTCATTGCGACAAGCCCTAACGTAGACATTCGTTGGCATTGTTTTATTCCTTCGCTTTTGGCACAAGCGACTTCCATCTATTTCCAGACAACGACACTATGCTCGATATATCCACACCGGGATCATGTGATGATACATCGCTTAACGCACCGGCTCTAGGTTCGGATGGATGAGGAGCAGCCTCGACGCCTTCAAAAATGTTTGAATATGCTGATTCTCCCACAGATTTTGTCAATTTTGCTCGGACTTCTTGCATTTTCTTTTTGTGATGTTCAACGAGTGCTGAATTGTCAGGGGGAGCGACGGGATTGGGCTTGGTTGGACGATTTTCCACTATCACATTGCCCATTCCCTTTGCAACTTCGCTCACAACTTTAGCCAAAATACCCTCACCCACCAGCACCTCGTGAATACACTCACGAATGAGAGGCTTCATCAATTTCTTTAAATCAGATCTTTTCATTGCTTACTTAATAAGAATAGAGTTTAGAGCGCGGTTAATTCGGTCGGCTTTTGTAAAAATATCTTTCTCTTTGGCTTCCTTCATCAAATATGCGCCGGGAGTCGAAGCTTCGGAAACAAGGTCGAAACAAATCAACTGGAAATCGTCTTCTACAATTGTCGTGTCACCGTCTTGTCGAGTTGAACCAAGCCCACGCGACGAGATTCCCATCGAACCACCATCTTTAACGATCTGTTGTGCAATTTTTCCAGAAGGAGTATTAAGAATCTTTAGCGTTCCATAAACGCCATCACCTTCCATGTTGATATCAACAATAATGTGAGACGCATTTTTTAGTTCCACAACTGAACTATCGGGGTGGTCAAGCTCTCCGTAGGATCGGCGCTCTCGGACAATCTTTTTATAATTTTCCACTTCTCGCAGCAGCGTTTTAGTTTCGTATACCCTACCATTGCCGTTTTTCGTTTTGCCCTGCTGGAGCAAACCCTTGAGATACATAAAGCCGTCATTTTTTTGAGCCTCGGTTAAAGCCTCTGGATCATATTTTAAATTATAATATTCGGTTAATAGCCGTTTCTTGCTCATAGTTATGACCCCTTACAACAGTTGGTGGGAGGACGAAGCATCCAGTGGTTATCGATATAAATATTAATATCACTATTCATTGTGTTCCACCTTATAAAGCCTTCGAAGCTTTATTTTTATTCCCTCGTCATCAAAAAGCTGACTAAGGATATAACTTGTCCCCGAACTTAAACAGCCCAATAAAAATGGATTGACCAAGTTGAGTTCAAATGTAAATAGTTCTGTATAGAAAGAAAGTCCATAGAGGAAGATGCCCACCCAGAAGCCCAGACACATAGAACATTGAAACAATTCTCCCAATTTGCCCGCTGTCGGACGAATGGGATCAAAAATTGAGCCGTAGACCAGTATTTGAGTCAGACCATAGGCTATAAGAATAAAATATACGAGATCCAATTTAATACCTATAAATCAAATACAAACCGGTTGGGGACGGATTGATGGGGAGAATCCCCTTGTCCGCTGATTGAGGGATTTCACCAAGGGCTGTGCTATCTTCCTCTGTTGGCTCCGTATACCAATCCATAACTTCTTCTTCATAATATTCATTGTAGACTTCGCTTCGTTCTTCTTCTAAAAATTCACCAATAAGATAGGTAAAAACCTGAATTGCAGATTGGCCGGCGGTGGGTTTGGCAAGAGGAGCCTCTAAGGAGCCATAAATTGATCCCCCCTCTACTGTTTCGAATTTAATCGCTCCACGATTCGCGAGCAAATCAAACAATCTCTTAAGAGCAGCATATGCATCATCTGTATATCTACCATTTTTAGCGAATGCCAGTACCTTATCTGGCTTTAAAACAATATCAATTGTGGGATGAGTTAAAAACAATAAATCGCCATCGAGACCCTTTTTAACGGGAATTTTTTTGGTGATTGAAGGCTTCTGGGTTTGCTGTTCTTCTCTTTCTTTAACTTTTCCAATTTTTAATTTAATTGTCATCGGAATTAATCTCACTTACGAGCTTCTGAATCTTTAAAATATCAATAATTTGCGCTTCGTGAATTTCGGATTTCTTAATCTCGCCCAAAAGGGCAATTACTTTTTCGGTATTCTCCAACATAATGCTGTCTGTTTTTATCTCTTCTGTCTTGGTGCCCCTTTGAAGTTCATGTTGCAAACGAACAATCTCTTCATTAAGATAAGACAACAATTGCGTCTTGTCAGCTAAGTATAGAGAAATTGTTTTCCTTTGTTCGGACAGCAATTGAGCGTATTCTTTATTAAAGTTCTTCACAAACTGCTTAAATATAACATTGTCCACTTTCTTAATTTGCCTTTTGGGGGATTGT